CCGTCCGCGAAAGCCATTGCTGGCAGTGTCTTGGTCGTGGTGACGAGGACGTCGGTGATTTCCTGTTGCACATCGGCAACATTACTGACATCAGAAGCGTCTGCAAGAGGCGCACCTGAAATGTCGGCGTTGCCCGTAGTGGGCTGTTCAAGTCCTGAATTTCGGTTAGCGATCGTATGAAACAAGTGGCAGCTACGATCAAAGCTACCACCCTCGATATTTCTAGGGTCTACCCCCGAGTCTCGTTGTGTGAACCGTGAGTCTAACGGCCCTGCCATCCGGCTGGTGTAGTTTAACGTCATTTCGGACTGAAGCCGCCTAATAGGCATGGCGGCGAGATTCGGTCATAGCCTCGAAGGAGAGAACGGGAAGAACTCGTCCCTTTCTTCGTGACTCTTCCTTGAGCCAGTCGTACACGGCATTATAGAAGGCAGCACCGTGGTGCCAAGCCTCCAACTGCAAACTACGCACGACTGAGTCTTCGACTTCCTGATTACCAGGAGAATCGGTCCACTTGACCATGTTAGCGATCGAGTCAAGCTCAAGGGGCGCCATTATTCCAGCATGGCCCGGAACGAAGCGTCTTTTGAGGTACGTCACTTCCTCCCACGACAGGAACCTTTTCAGGGTCTTGTCTGGGGCCGTGTAACGCATACGGAACTGCTTCCAAAAGAAGTCAGCAAGGTACTCCATGTTGTAGTCAGTGTGGTCATGATCAACAGACAACAAGGAGTCATCTCCCGTGAAGGTACACGGGAGGTTGAAAGGTTCGTTTGGATAGAGGTTCATCCAAGCAAGAACGTGGAGCAACCAATTCGCGAATGAATTGAAGACAGAAGTCAAGAACGACCCACTGTTGGTGCCAAACCACGTCGTATAGACAGTGGTAACACAAACGTGGATTCCGTTCATGTTCATCTCTACTACCAAAATGCACATGTACAGGTACTCGTTGGAGTACACTTGCGCAATCATTTGGCAGAAATAAACTTTGACAAAAGCTTTCAGCGACGAATCGAAATCAGAAAAA